CTGAGTAGTATTCAATTGTTTTATTTTTTGCATTAGATATTAATGGAGGAAGTTCATTTAATTCTTTTTCAATTTGGGAGAAAATATCTATTCTTCCTTCTTGAAATTCATTATATTCACCTTCATATAATTTCTTTACTTCTAAACCTGATCCTTTTATTTTATTAGGTACCGACTTATATCCGGTATACCCATACATATTTTTATTTCTTTTAGACTTCGATTTACCTTTAAAAGCTTTAGGAGTTGCATATTGAGCACCACTACCCGCGGCCATACTAGCTCCTCCTTGGGAAGATGCTGATTGTTCTTTTAGGTCTTTATATTTTCTAACTATAGATGCAAATCTATTCTTTAAAGTCTTAGAAAGTTCTAGAGCGGATTCAGTATCGGGGTTTTTTAATTTTGTAGATAGTTTCTTTAATTTAGATACTATATCTTTAATGTCTTTATAAAGTCTAGGTAGATTAGGTTTATAAGTAACATCCCAACTTATTTGACCTGTTTCATCATCAACACCTGTTTCTCTAGTATAAAAATCCTCAGTTTCTTTTAAAGATTTAATAACTTCTCGGATATTTTCTTTAAGCATGCTCATTAGCTAGTTTTAATTCTTTTACTAAATCACAATATTGCAATAGATTTACTAAATGATCATCTGTTATTTTAGAATTTTTAGTAGATGGGGTTATTAATGAAATAATTTCATTAATTTTAATTTTAGTAACTTTATCAATTACGTTTTTATTCAAGCTTTTGAGTTGGGATCTTAATTGTGTTGTTTTAACCAGGTAGAATTCTTTTAATTTAGGCTTATTGTCAATTGAGTAAATAAGTTCTTTTAATATTTCTTTTTGGTCATTATTAAGCTCATCGTATTTACCATTAAATTTCTCTAAAAGGATTCGGTAAGTTAAGATTCTAACATCTTTATCCTCTTTTTTAAACTCACTTAAAATGTTATCTCTAACTTCTTCCTCTTGGATTTTAGCAGCTGTCAAATGTTCAAGGATAGTCATCTTATTTGTGATAATATATTCAGGATTTGAGAATTGCTGTGAGTTGTAAATCTCTAATAGAGTATGAAATGCAGCATGAACTTTATAATGAGGTAGTTTATGGTTAAAAAACTCATTCAAATTATAATGTTTTTGAATGTCGGATATTAAGTTATATTTTTTATGCTTAATAAGTTTACGATTATGCATTTTGGATGATTCAATTAAAGTATTAATAATTAAATCAGCTTTAGCTTCAGTTAAACTAGTTTTATTTAACAGAGTTTCATATAACTTATATTCCTTCCCTAATTCAGTTTTAACAAAATATTTTTTGAGTATTTCTTTTATTGGGGAGTCTTTTCCTTCAAGAGTGTCTGATGTGATTTGTCTTACAAGAAGTTCAAATAATATACCAGAATTTTTATACTTTGAATGTTTAATCTTCATTCTATTGGAATGTTTATTTATAAATATATAAGAAAGTGTTATCTACGTATTTGCTTATCATCTAGCAAAGATAATTTTTCCTCATCTTTCTCAAAGATCATTTGCTTTTTATTAGTTGGCATTTTATTTAACATATCTTCTTGAGATTTTGATAAATGTTTTGTCTCTAAAGCTAATGGGGAGTTACCATTATATTTATGTTTTAAAGGATTTGATGATTCACTATCTTTTTTCATACCAGATTTACCAAGTCTATCTTTTCCAAAAGCACTATCTTGTTTATCAATATTAGATGCTTTTTCTTTAGGTCTACCTAGAGTTTTTTTCTCATCATATCCATCAGGAACATTACCTGGTTCTCCATGCATTCTTTCTTTACCATATAACGAAGCTAGATCATGAGGTGTTCCATAGGATTGTCCAGTTACAGATGGATCATTTCCTTCATTTTCTATTTGAGTAATTCTAAAGTTACGTTTGGCATCTTCTCTAATAAGTTCTCTATATTCATCGTATTGATCTTCACTTAAATGGAATATCTGTTCGTAAATATAATCTGTAGGAAGTAGCTTATTATCCATCATTTGGGCAGCTAAATCTACTTTCTCTTTCATTAAAGCAATTCTTTCTTGATCATATATGATTGAAGGAGTTGTTAATGATAGTTCAAAATTAGTTAAATTTTCATCTCTATATCCTTGAGCATATAAATGTATTAGAGCTATATTATTAAGTTCTGATATTACTATTCTTTGTATTCGCTCTATAGTACGAGCAAATCTAATATCTTCAGCAGCTAAAGTTGCTTTACCTTCCAAATCTTTCTCATATCCTAAGAATGCTTTTGGGACTTTTAAAGCAGCAAATAATTTATCTCTTAAGTATTCTACATCTTTAATACCGTCATATTGCAACCCACCTAAAGTATCTATTTTTGTTGAAGAGTCATTCCCTCGAGTTGGAATGTAGAAATCTTCAAGCATATTCTGCATATTATACTTTAAATTATATTCACCTGTATCTTGGTCAATATAAGGAGTACGTTTCATTTTTGATATTGTTTTTTGCATGAAGTTTTCAACTTCAGTTGGAGCAATGTTTCCAACATTTACATAAAAAACACGTTTTTCAGGAGCTCTTACAATTCTATGAATTAACATAGCATCCTCCATTAATGTATATTGTTTAAATAATTTACGGGCAGGCTCAATATAAGATCTACCATATGGGAGGAAATTAGTATCTGTTAATAATCTAAAATGAGCCATTTCGTAATTATCAAAAAATATAGCGTTACCATCCTTCTCATTACCAGGCATTTGATAATACCCATAACTTGAAGCAGATACACCTGCTGGATCAAATCTAAATCTGATGGATGCTGGATTATCTTGGTCATATCCTTCTTGTCTCTCAATATGATACGCAGTATATGGTATAACATTATATACTCCAAATTTTTCAGCAATTTCTAATTTTAAGAAAAAATCCCCATATTTACATAGATTACGAATCCAAGGCCATAAGTTAAATTCAATATTTAAAACATCATAAAATAAATTATATAGGATCTTTTGAATATCTTCATCACTACTTCTAATTTGTAGTACCTCACCCATGTCATTTTTTAAAGTAGACTCATCAGCTAAGATATCAAGAGCAGAAGCTATAATAGCATCCGTATCCATGGCATCATACTCCGAATAAAGTTGAGGTCGTAGGGTTTGGTAGTTAAATGCATTTTGCTGCCCATAGAGTGAGGTTGAAGAGTTAGTGTAAATTCTATTGAATCTATCTACTAGAGAGTTATTTTGAAATTCTCCGGATTGTTGGATTTTATTAATATCCATTACTCGAAGTTGGTTTCCACCAGCATTACGAATAACTACATCGGTTGAAAATAATCTCTTTAATCTTGGAAATAATCCTTTATCTGCCATATTTTCTTTTATTTATTGAGAAGCCATCTTATGTCTTCCCCACCCCCTGAGTATGGGTTATCTATTGTAAATGGGTCTTTATCTGTATTAGCAGAATAACCACCTAAATATTTATATTGAGTACTTGTGGTATTATTTAACATACTTTTAGTTAAATCTATACCATTTTTATTATATTTAAAAGCCGTATCTCTAATATATTGCCCTATACTAAAAGACATTACTAAATCATCGTTATATCCTTGTTGAGCTTCAGCTCTACCATTTTTCCAGATGAAAGTTTTCATTTCTGAGAGTAATCTACTTGAATGAATAATCACCCCTTTATCCGCTATAGATTCTTGGAATTTATTTATGCAAATAGGTCTTGTTCTTGAAGACATAGTAAATCCGGCTGTCATTTTTGAAGTGTCTACGTATTCACTAAAATAAGAATCTGACGTTACGTTTCCTCCTTTTGGGGAGAAGTATAAGTTTTGGTATCCTCTATCTATAATTGTTTGAATTGTATTCCATCCTATACTTGCATTTTCAACGACTAGTAGGGCATTGTTATATTCAGTAGCAATACCAACTAGTAAATGACCAAATTCTTTTGTATCTATCTTTCCTTTATACTCCCCTACTTGGGTATTATTTTCTATATCTAATATATGGAAAGCAGAGAAATCTTTACTATCTCCCCGGGCTACATCTGCTATTATAGCATATCCTCTAGAGTAATCAGCGGGTTCCCAAATCCATAAATTTCTATCGGCACCACGTTTTTCTAAAGGTTCAATTATATAAGTTTGTTTATAAAACTCCATAAATTCATTATAGAATACAACATCACCTGATGTACTAAAATCACAATCACATTCTTGAGCCGCTAATCTTGGGTCACCTAATAAAATATCTTGCCTATCCCTCCAAGCTTGATCTCTTTCTGGGTGTACAAACCATGGGAGTTTAATTGGTAGGAAATCGTTACCATCATCTATCCCACCTTCAGCATTTTCCCACATTTGATGGAACCAATTTCCAGTACCATAAGGTGTTGATAAAATAATAGCACCCCCACCAGTAGCTAGTGTTTGTTGTGCGGCACCCCAAGTTTCTTTAATATTATCAATAAAAGCAGCCTCATCAATAATCAATAATGAAACAGCTTCCGAACGAGCAGCATCACTGTTAGATGATTTTGCTTGTATTTTTGATCCGTTTTTTAATCTTAGAGATAATTTATTATTTTCCATTGAATCTACTTTCAACCATGAAGGTAAATTCTCAAACATAAATTGGACTTTAGATACTAAATTACGGGCAGTTGCCTGTGTTGTTGCTAATGCTAGTACGTTTTTATTTTCATGGAAAATCATTAACCATAAAGCATAACCCGCGCTTAAAGTTGAGAGTCCTAATTGTCGGGACTTAAGGACTATATTGTAAGGATTTTCTTGAAATAAAGTTAATACTTTTTCTTGGAATTGATATAAGCTAAATTGTATTCTACCCCTTTGAGGGTGTTGGATATAACAATATTTTTTCATAAAATACACAGGATCTTGAGCACATTTTACAAATTCCTCCCGGATTATATGTTTTATATCTTTTTTCATTTAGATTACTTCCCTAACTTCCAATACAACTTTCCAATAAAAACAGGTTCAAATTTCTTATTAACCCCAACACCTAAACCAAATGCTGTTCTTTTTTTAGATTTAAATAAAAATTCACCACCTATATAATTTAACTGTGAAGTAGAACCTCCAACCCCAATCCCCGCGTAAAATCCTCTATTATTTATTATTGAGTCTCTTGTTATTGTGGTTGTTGGGTAGATTAAATCATATTCTATGCTTCTATTTTTAATTCGGTTTTGAGTAACAGTATCTTTAATTCTTATATTAATACTATCATATGCTAATGTATCAAAATAAACGTAGGAAGCAAAGTAATCTTTTAAAATTTCTGATGTATCTATGTCTTTGTATAGAGTGCTATATATTGTGGTATCTCTATATTCAATTTGAGTATACCATTTAGGGATGTATGTTGGAATTTTCTCACGAATAGTATCCCATGTAGTTTCTGTTCTAACTACTACAGTCCCTACAGGGTCGGGTTTAGGGTCACTTTTACAGTTCCTTAGCAGTAATATTATAATAACTAATACTACTATAAGTAATGTTTGGATATTTTTAAAGAAACTTTTCAAATTATTTAATCTTTATTACTTAATTCATCGTCTTTACCTTCATCAGATGCACTATCCTCATATGCTTTTTGGAGTTCTTTTCTTTTAGTAGTCATATCTTTAAGTTTTGAGGTTAAAGAGTCAGATTTAGTTTTATCTCCCTCTTCTTTAGCTGCTTTAAATTCTTTAGCTACTTTTTGCATTTCAGCTTTATGATCATCTAATAAATCTAAAGCATCTTTATCACCTGTTGTTCCTTTCTTTATTTTAGGAACTGAGTCTCTTTTAGCTTTAGCTTTGATTTTC